TTTAAATTAATATTTATTTGATTATATAATTCTTTTTGATTATCTATTAGATCCATATATTATATGTTATATTTTTTTTATTTTTTTACTAATATTCAAGTAATAATTTATTACCCAAACCGTCACTAAATCTTATGTTTTTTTATTTATAATTGTTTATATATATCTTTTTGATGGTTAGTGACGGTTAGTGACGGTTTAAAACAAACTTTTCCAAGAATCTTTCAAAAATCCCAATATATACAAAATTATGTTTTAAACCGTCACTAACCGTCACTAACCGTCACTAACCGTCACTGACCTTAAAATAACAAAAAATAACAATAATTAATATTAATATATCTTAATTAATATTAAAAACAAATTACATATCGATAAAATCAACTTTATCGTCTTCTTTCTCTTTAATAATGGGCTTTTGTTTTAAGCCTAAATAATAAATGCCGTCGCCTAATTTTACTTTTTTGATATTATTAGATACCATAGCTTCAGCAAATTTAATATGGCTCATACGGATATAATTATCATCTAAATTATACATTTCATAAATAATAGAACCTTTAATTTTATCGGTATCTTTATTAGTGATATCAAATTTATCTTTTAAGAATTCTTTTACTGGATTATTTTCATTAAAATATTCTTCATTCTTATCTTTGACCTTTTGAGGTATTTCGATCTTCTTATTTTTATAGTTAATAAATGCAGTTTCTAATAATAAGAGCATAAATTCCTGAATAAATTTAATATCATTATTAATGGAGTCTTTTAAGGAGTAATCTCTTTGTCTTTCATTAGTTTCTGTAGGATTATCAACAAAAGTAAAAGGATAATGAATTACCTTCAATCTTTCTTCAATAGCTTTATCAATCTTATCAATAGCGGGCTTTTTATTACATTGTAAAATAATTGAAAACATTGGTTTATAACTAATATTACTTTTATATAAATCTCTTACAGTTATAATATCGCCACCAGTTAATGACTTAACTAATGATGTTTTTAATTTATAATCTTTACCACTATCATCAGGTTCAGATAATACTAATAATCTACAATATCTGGAATTTGCTAAAGTTGGATTTGTGGCACTTTTTATTTCACCAGTTAATAAATCACTATTTGCTTGCTGATAATATTCACCTAAAGCTTTACTTAAAATATCGCCCATTACACCTTTACCATTACGCCCCCCACCAGTATGTATATACATACTTTCAAATTTATTAGTAAATAAACTGAGTGATACAGTAGTAAGCCAATAATTTACTATAATATCATCTTCAAAGATACTATTTAATATTTTATTAATCTTCTTTCTATAAACAGGATCTGATTTTTCAGGTGCTTCATATTTAGTAGAAATAGATATATAATCTTCTGGTTTAATATCTCTAAATTGACCAGTTTCTACATCATAAACTTTATTTTTAAAAGCAATTAAATTTTGTTTAGTATTAAATTCTGCATCTTCTTTATAATAAAATCCGCATAAGGATTCAATTACACCTTTCTTAAAATTACTATTACCAATCGCATTATAATTATTTTTAACCATCTTATTTTTATTCATATATTGTTCATCTGATGGGATAATAAGGTTTCTTTGTTCAATAATAAAATTTTGGATTGCTAAACTTAAATTATTAAATAAAGTATTCTTATAATCATCAACTTCTTTATAAATATTAAATTCATTTAATTCATACCATATCTTTTTTGAATAAATATATTTATTAGGATACATATTAAAAAATAACTGAGCAATATCAGTATGATTGAATTTTTCCATAATTTCCCAGAAATCTTTTCTTTTAGATTGTAATTCTTTCCATACACTATAATTGTCTTCTTTTAACATAAAATATAAAGTGGCTATTTTATAACCATTACAATTTTTCTTTAATGTTCTTAATAAATTATCATTACTACTTTTATTGTATTTAGGGGATTTTTTAGAATATTTATCAAAGATACTTAAATCGTAACCTTCATTTACAAATATACAAGCTATTTTAAACCAATCATCATAATTATTTAATCTTTTAATATCTAAATTATCTAATATCTTATCTAAGATATCATTATTATTAAAATCTTCTTTAATTTCTACTTTCTTTTCAACTTTTTCTACTTTCATATCTTTTTTAATATCTTTTTCAATAACTTTGAACTCTTTAAGATTACAATTTTTAGGTATTAAACTAATAATTGTGTCTTCAACTTCACCTTTTAATAATCTATTAATTCTATTAGGTTCTTCATCATATTTATAAGCATTGGCACATCTCATTTTACCTCTACCATTACGATAAACTGACATATCAATATTTAATGTATTTTCATCTTTATCAGATGATACTTCAATAATATCTTTTAATAGATTCTTTATTAAGGGCATTTTTTCATTAATTACTATTTGTTTTACATCATTAATATTATTACAATATTCATTGATATAAGTAATACGATAAGATAATTTAGGTAATACTTCTTTTAATCCTTTGGCATCTCTCTTTTGACTTTTATAATTTGAACTACTTAATAATGATATATTATCTATAGTCATTAACTTTTGGATAATATTATTATTTAAGTCATCAAATTTCATCTCGGATTTTATAAAATCAATATCTAAATCACCATCAATATCTATAAATACTCTACTTGGTCTATCGCCATAAGTAACTTCAAAATAGTTATTGATGTTTTCGAGCTTCTCTACATCTATTTTTTTAATAAGGCTTTCGTTATCAACATTTGAAAAACAATTCTTAATCATTATATATATTATAATATATATAATAATTTTTCTTTAAATAAAAATAAAAAAAAATAAAAAACTATATATTTTTTTATAGTTTAAAATAAAATAAGTTTAATTTTTGTAAAGAAAAGTAATAGAGAGGGCTAAAATGATGGTTAGTGACGGTTAGTGACGGTTTAAAACATAATTTTGTATATATTGGGATTTTTAAAAGATTCTTAGAAAAGTTTAGTTTAAACCGTCACTAACCGTCACTAACCTTAAATTAGCCATCAATTATAATAAATATATAAAAAAACATAATTCATATATAAATCCAAATAAAATATTTAGTTATAAAAAAAAATATATAAAAACAAAAAATTATTATATAATATAATATATATATAATAATGCCAGAATACAAGAACTCTAAAATCTATGCCATTAAATCCGCTCAAGCTAATAAATACTATGTTGGAGCAACTACAAAACGCCTATGTCAAAGAATCGCCCAACATAAACAAAACTATAATAAATTTATTCAAAAGATAGGTGATTATGACAGCTCATTTGATATCTTACAATTTTCAGATGCTCAAATTCAATTATTAGAATCATTTGAATGTAAGAATAAAGATGAATTAAATGCAAAACTAAATACTTATTTAATTTCATACAAAGATAATATTGTAAATAAACCAAAAGAAAAAAAGCCAAGAGTTACTAAAAAGAAGAAAGAAGAAAAAAAAGTTGAAGAAATTAAAAATGAAATTATTCTAACTAATACAGAAATACATACTGATGATGAAATTCAAACTGATTCAGAATATCAATCCAGTGAAGAGGCACCACCTCCAAGCCCTGTAAAAGAGGTCTTAGCACCAGTTCAAGCTCCAATATTTATGAATAGATTACAATATTTAAGAAATGGTGGATCATTAAAATTATAAATTATTTTGATTATACTTTTATATAATCAAAAAGATTGTTTTTAGCTACTTGGGATAATAATCTATGGGTGGCGGACTTATCCCTTTCACATTAATAAATAAATTTATGTCTTTAAATACTTAAACTTCAATAGTTTTTTTCTTATCATCTTTAATATATTCTTTCTGCATTTCAACTGAATGACCCATTGCTTTACTATCTTTTTGTTGTTCTTTTAATGTGTCACCATATTTATCGGTTAAAAAGATATGTCTTAACATACTTGAACCAACTTTTTTATCAAATACTTTATTTAATATTCTTGTAATACTATTAACTTTATCAAATTCTTTTCCATCAAAATATACTAAAAATGGTATATTTGATGTTTTGGCTAATTTCTTGCCCTTAACTAATGGATGAAATTTTAGATATTGATCTATAATTTTTTTCATATCTTCATTAAATTTTATTTTAACTTGTCCTTCTTTTTTAGCTGTTTTAAATACATTAAATATGAATTCATTTTCATCATAACTTAAATAATTTACATCACTTGGAAGAACAGAACTATAATTTTTAATAATATTCATCATTTGATAATCTTTATTTCTTCTTGGTGGATTATAAAAATATAAAGCTAATACAACATAGCTTAATAAGATATTATATTGATGTTCATTAATTTCTTTATTATTAATAAAACTTTCAACTTTACTTTTTAAATCATCAAATTTTTCTTTAACTTCATCCCATTTCATCCAATTATCTTTTTGGGCTTCAGTCATTTCTTCAGTTGGCTTTTCTTTAATCTCTTTAGCTTTATCAATCATTAATTTATAATAAGAATCATATAATTTCTTCATCTTTTTATTTTCATCTTTAAATGAGCCTAAAGTTGTAACAATAGAAATAAAATAACCTCTTATGGTATTTGCTTTATAATCTTTTAATTTAGCGACAATATTTTCAATATTTTCTAAAAACTTTAAATTTTTGAGAGGTAAATCATCATTTAACTTTTCAAGATTTCTTATATATAATTTAATACTTGAATCAGTGAGTCCTTTACTTTTTAATTTTTCAATTAGTTTGGTTTTAAAATCCGTTTCCATAAATCTATATATTATATATTAGATTATATTTTTTAAACATAAATTAAATATCTTTAAAAAATCTATATTAAAAGTCTTGAATATGACCTATTGTAAATAAATTCTTTTCTTGTATAATCACATTTGGATATGATTTAACGAAAGCAGTCCAACGGCTTTTATTGCCCATTAATCTTTTAATACCATCTTTATTGAGACCTACATAGCTTTCTAATAAATATTTTAAACTTCTGTTGTAATTCTTCATAAAAAATACAATAACATTAGATTCATTTAATACGGCTTTTAATTCTAAACCTGTGCAGGAATGTGAGGTCATTATAACTGTTACTTTATTTTTACGGGCATTCTTTAATAGCTTATCTAATAATGAATAAACATATTTCTTTAATTTACCTGTATAAGCGTCAATATCATCAAAAATGACGCAACAATTTTCAAACTCAGTCCATTCAATTGGATCTTCTAAAACTTCCTCAGTAATTTTAATTCTTTGTAAATTCTTTAAACTATCTAAAGCAGGATCTGCTGACCCTTCAGAAATTAAATAAATAGGATGTTCTTTATTTCTTTTGTAATATTCTTCACAATATTTTCCTGTCCAGTAAGATTTACCAGAACCAGCACTACCGCATATATAAATAGTGTCTCGATCGCGATCAGAATCTGTAACATATTGAAAAGTCCCTTTATCAAGTTGTAAATTTTGATATGTTTGAACTTTATCGTCTTCTTCATCACTGACGAAAACTTTCACCTTTTTATATTTATCGTTGTCTTTTATAATAGCAATTTGTTGCCCTATACCAGAGAGATTTAATGACATTATATATATTAATAGATAAAAAAAATTAGATTTTAATTTTTAATAGATTTTAATTTTTCAAAAATCTTTTCGGCTTCTTTATTATATTTTTTCTCATTATTTTTAATTAAAGTATCTATTTTATCTAAATTAGGTTCTAATTTCAAATCTTTTAAATTCAATAATGCCCTTTTAATGGTCTCTTCATCATCATAATGTTCTAATAATAATTTAATAGCTTTTAAATTGGCTGTTTCTGCATATAATTTGCCGTATTCTGAATTAAAAAACTTACTCAAAAAGATGTATCTTTCGGTCTTTTCTAATTTATCTTTCATTCTTTTGTTATTATAAATCGCAAAAACTCTTTTAAGGGCTTTAAATATATTACCTTCTTTCTTTTGCTCTTCAACATCATCAACAACACTTTGAATAAAATCATCATCAGTTAATTTAGCTTTATTAAAAGAGTAAATAATAGATAATTCAATAAATTTATTACCTATTCTAATGACAAAATCTAATTTAATAAAATCAACTTTTTTAAAATATTGTAAGAATTCTTTTTCAGAAAATTCATCTAACATATTGTATTTTAATTTATCACCATCTTTGGTTTGTATTTTAAATTCGATAAAATACATATCATTTAATTTTTCGGCTTTATGTAAAATATCCATAATTTTTTTATATGCAACTTTTCCACTTTGTTTATTTTCAATTTGAGAGAATAAATCAAAATCACTATAATATTGTTGAGATGCTAAACCTGCTGTTCCTAATAACATAATAGGATTAGAATCATATTTAAGAATTTCAATTAAATTATATATACTTTGAGGTATAAATCGTCTTTGACTAATATCCATATATATAATTAAATAGAAAAAAAAATTAATTTATTTTAAATAATTACTATCTTTTGAATCATCATATAACATTTGTTTTTTTCTTTCAGCTTTCTTCATCTTTTTATCGTTATATTCTTGACCTTTGGCGTCTTTAAATTCAATTTCTAATTGTAATTCATCTTCGCCCATTTTCTTTTTATTCATTCTTCTTTTAGGTTTTCCAGCACCTTCTTCATTTTCACCTTCATCTTCTTCATCATCTTGTTCTTCTTCTTCTTCATCTACAAAAGGATATACAATATCCATATCATCAGCAATATCAGTAAATATTTCTCTAATTGCTTCATCAGAATCATCAACTTTTAATTTTTTAAGAATTGTTCTTGTTTTTCTATATAATCTTCTTTCTTCTTTTTCAATATCATCAAATTCATCGGGATTATGGAAGAAAGAGTATAATTCATCACCAAGTTTAGCTTCAATAGCTTCTTTAATTTCAGCAATATCAACAGCAGGAGCTTGAGGAGGTTGAGGAACTTGAGGAGCTTTTTGGGGTTGAGGAACAATAGATGCTATAGTATTAATAGTAGATAAGTTCTTATTTTCAATTCTACCAATTAAATCAGTTAAATTTTTCTTATCAACAAAAACAACACCTTCATTTCTGGGTCTTCCTTTCTTACCCACACCAATTGAAGACTTAATTTCATCATATAAAATTAGAATATTATTAGCAATAGGTAAAACATTATCATTTAATTCAGTCCAAAATTCGTCGTAATCTTTAGTTGATAATCTTTCAGCAGGTCTATATGTTTTCATATAAATAATTAATTCATTCCATACACTAATGGCACTACCTAAATCAAATACAATATATCTTTCTCCTTTTTCTTGTTCTGCAGATGCGTCATCATATGCTCCTTGTAAGTTATTAGCAATTTGTTGAATATATCTCATAATACTAAAACCAACTCTTTTATCTAATTGTGTAGGTGGTAAGGTATCTTCTCCTATTCTTTGAATAAAAGCAAATTCAGAGTCTAAAGCTCTTTTGTGGATTTTTTTATCTTCATCAATAACTTCGCGTCTTTGAATACTATCTAAGAAATTCATTTATATACTATAGTTTAGATAATAATAATTTAGATTTAATTAAAATTTAAATTATTAGAATTTATATAATTATTTTTTATAAAGATTATGGGCTTTTATATAACCAGCTACAGCTTTAACACCTTTAAGCTCAGGATGTTCTTTTCTTACTTTAGCCATTAATTCCATCCAAGGATTAGATTTTTTACCTCCACTTTTACCCATTCCTACTTTATCTTTTACGCCTTTTATTTCCATAGCTAATTTTTCGTCTTCTTTATCTTTTTTAGTTTGTCTTTTCATACCACCAGACTTGCCTCCCCCGCTTCTACCTTTACCTTTTTTACCAAAACCAGATAAATTAGATCCAATATTTTGTGCAGAATCTACTATACCAGCAGGTGGGACAGCTTTAGATGCTGTTGGGGCAGATTGTTCTAATACTTTAGGTTGAAATTTTTCAGGTCTAAATGGGTCACTTCTGGCTCCACCAGCAACGCCAGCACCAGCAACGCCAGCACCAGCATTACCTAAACCAAATAATCCAGCAATATTGGATATAATAGGAATACCTAAATTACTAATTACACCAGCACCTTCCATTTTTTTAGATTTACGACCTCTTTTCTTACCACCAGCAACACCAGCACCAGCTAAACCAGAACCCATTTTAGATTTACGACCTCTTTTCTTTTTACCGCCAGCCATTCCCATACCTAAATTCTTACCCATAGTATCACCTTCACCAGTATCTCTAATACTGCCAACACCAACACCAAAAGCACTTCCACCAGCCATACCCATACCACAGGCATATTTATCTTCAGATTGTTTTTTATAAGCTTTAGATGCTTTACCCATACCTTCCATTTTATCCCTCATAGTATTATACATAGCACCACCAGCCATACCTTTACCTTCTTGAACTTCTTCTTCTTCATCAGATAAAGATTCTCTATCATCTTCCATTTTAGCACCACCAGAACGACCATTACCCATAATTTTAGGTAGAATCATAGGTAATAAAGCACCAGCCAAAGCACCTAAAAAGCCACCAGATAATTTGCCTTCACTATTAACTAATGACTTAGGGTCTAAAGTTATTTTTTCATTTAATAAAAATTTACGATTTAAGGCATCTATATCATTTGCGATTTTTTGATTATACTCATTTTCATACGGCATTTTATATATATAATATATAATATAAAAAAATTTTAGATTAAAATTATTTAATTAAATCTTAAATTTATATATTATTTAAAAGGTTGTTTTTTAGGTTCTGCAGTTATATTAATTTTTATATCTTCTTTTTTATTTTCTAATTTTTCTATAATATTTTTATTCACCTTAACTTTTGTTAAACCATTACATATTGGTGGCTTTGCTGTTTCTTCATCTTTATATTGTTCATTATATAATTTAATAACATCTTTAGATATAATTGGCTCACTTTCTCTAATACTTTGTAAATCATTAGATATTATATCATATAAATCTTTAGGAATAACTCTGCAGTTTCTTTCTAAACTTAATTGTAATTGAATCCATTTAGATATCCTAATATAATTTAAACTTGTCATTCTATGACATTCCGATCTTTTAGTAAAATCGAAATATGAATCAAAAGTTTTTAAAATACCAATAAAGATGGATAATGAACCTAAAAAAATTTCTTGATTATTAAATAATTTAAGAGGAGATAAAAAGCCAACTAAAGCACTTAAAATTATCACAGGCACATTAATGAATATTGAATACCAATTATACTTTTGATAACTTTTTGAATGCAAAATAGACATAGACTCACTTATTTCAGCTTCTTGCTTTAATAAGGTTTCAAATTCATCAGAATAGATTATGTTACTCATTATATAATTTAAATAGAAATTATATAATAATAAAGATTAATCTGAATTATAAAACACCATATAATTATAAACAGATGTATCACCAGCTTGACTGGCTATAGAGAAACCAGTTCCAGGGGTTAAAACTACGACATTAGCTTGACCAGCAGTAGCACCGTTGGCAGTTTTTAAACTGAGTATGACAACAGAACTACCAGTGATTTTAGGATCAGCAACGGCAACAGGTGTGGCACCATTAGCGGTTACAGTAAGAGGAACACCATTTTTAAAGATTTGTGCAAGAGACATTGATTATATAATAATAGAAAAGAAAAAAAAACTAAATATTATTTTTTTTTATATATTTTAAAAATTTATAATTTATACGATATAAATTATAATTTATTAATAAATAATTATTTGATAGCTATTTAAGCACTGTATTTTTTAAGTCTGCCACCTGAGCCACCGCCACCAGATCTGCCATAACCTAAAGCACCTAATACATCAGCACCTGCTTTAGCATATTTATTATCAACTTGTCCTAAAATAGCTTTAGCTACAGGGAGAGCTTTAGGGAGAACTTTACCTGCTACAGCTTTTAAGCTATCTAAGAAACCACCACCGACCATTCTCTTTACATCAGCACCAGAATAAGCTTCTTTTTGAGAGGCATCTAATACAGTTTGTTTGTCGAGAACAGCAGTGAAAATAGAGGTTGAACCTCTTTCTGTTACCATTACACCGCTGTTGATAGTAATTAATACTAATTCAAAATCAGCAGGAGCACCAGTATTTTGATCTACTAATATTTCAAATTGTAAGTTAAAGTTACCAATAGATGAAGGAGCATACCAATCTTCAGTGATTTGGACAGCTTCACCCATATTGAGCATTAACATAGAACCTGAGGTTTTAACTTGAGCACCAGAACCTCCAGCAGGGTCAGCTTTCCAAGCATAACCAGAGAATTCTTGCCAAGTTTGGTTAGAACCAGCTTTTCTGCTGTATCTGTAGAGATCATAAGCAGTAGCATTGGATAAGAGACCAGATTGATTGTTCCAGTTTATTTTAATACCTTTAATAGGGAGGAAATAATCAGGAGTTGAGACAGTTTGACCAGCAAGACGAGGTCTTACAAAAATCATTAATTTATCTGGGACTTGATTTAATTGGAGAGTATTAGAAATGAGAGATCTATCACCAGTTGGGACAGCTGAGAAAGATGTAATGTAACGAGGAACTTCATAGTAAGGAACAACATTTCTGGCACTCATTAAGTCACTTGCGTGAGGAGTTAAGAAGGTGAAGATTAATTCAGATTCTAATACATCAGATACAACAGCACTTGTGATGTAAGCATTAGCAGAACGCCATAATCTGTTAGCATTTGCTGATAAGTTAAAAGTAAAGTTTAAGTTGGTTACACCATAGATGGCTTGGGCATTACATTTAGGATCAGCAAAGAGCCAAGGAGAGCACATAATAGGTTCAGCAGTTTCAAATGTAACAACGACAGTTCTTGCTACAGGGGCACCAGTAGCATTTATAGTGTTACCAGTGATAGAAATGATATTGAAACCACCTCTTGGTTGGAGATCATTATCAGATACATTTACATAAGAACCTAAAGGATTGTTATTAGCTAAGAGAGCATCATTATAAGATTGGTAAGTATCAAAAGCAGTAGGTGTGGTTCCGTTGAAAGCAAATAATTCTCTTTGGTCATTAGAACGGAGTAAAGCATTGATTACATCTTGCATATTAATATTTACAGTGTTGTTGTTGATGGTGGATTGAATAGTTGAGAAAGATTGAGAGCAAGGGAAGGGAGCAAGGGCATCAGTAGAGCCAACATTGACTAAATATCCACCAGCTGGGGCATTACCAGATAAGGTTACTTGCCATCTATTTCTGATTAATACTCTACGATCAATTAAGGTTTGTTCAGAAGGAACTTGAACATTGAAAACTAATTGAGAGGTGGATTTAGCAATGGCAGGATATCTGCTGACAGTATTGTTTTGGGCACCTTTAATTACAGCATAGCTGATTTCATCGGTAACCATTAAACGGTCATCTAAAACTTTTACGGTTTTGAAATCTTGAGACATTTATATATATATATTGACAAAAAAATTTTAAGGAATAAAAATTAATATATTTTGAATATCTATAGGTTTTTTATAAATATTTTTATAAATATTTATAAAATTATATATTTTCTTATATTTAATATTTTAGTAAAGGCATATTAAATTCCTTTCTTCTAAACATTATTTTGATGTTGGCATTACATCCACTATTTAAGTAAAATGGATGAAGGTTAGCAAAGCTATCTTTCCAAAATACTTGAATACTTATATTATTTAATGGTGTATTACCAAGTAAATCAACTAATCTATATTCTGCAGTTGGATTGTAATATACATTTGGTTTATATTCCCAACCTTCAGTTAATGGCACTTCAAAGTCAGTTAATGTATTACTGATGTTAGCATTATTACCTCCTTGAGTTAATGTAGCAATTTCAGAATTTAATACTAAAGGAGCAGATACTTGAGAGGCATTAACTGGAATAGTTCCAGTAGTGAAAACTAAAGCATTTACTGGATTCCATAAAGCAGATGTAGGAAAATCTTGATACATCTGTAAAGCATTATAAGTAGGTAAATTTATAATATTGGTGCCGTTACTATCTTCAACAGTAATTTGATAATTCTTACCATTAGTAATATTTTCATAACCTTTGTAATTAGCTTGGAATGAACTGAATAAAGTAAATAATGGAGTATTAAAGAAAATATTAATTGGATGAGCTAATGAGGCATTAAATCCAGCAATATCAGCATTTAAGATGGCTACATTATTAAAAGTATCCCATTCCATAAAAGGAGGATTTAAAGAAGGTAAGTGAGCACCAGTAGCACCAAAAACTAAAGCATCTAAATCACCTAAAGCAGTCGCAAAGGCAGTATTAACAATCTTAATAAAATATTGAAAATTGTATATATAATAATAAGTAGAACCAGCACCAAAATCTTGTTTGTATAATGGAGCTTCAGGAACAGGAGCCACAGTATTTTGAGGCACATAATATAAGTATATTTGTTTTTCATAAGTGATTCCATCAACTGGTGAGTTATATGTTAATGTGATAGAATAAATTAATTTATTTGGATCAGCTTGTCCTAATAATACTTGAGGAATCATTAAAGGTAATGATGGAGTTTCTAAACTAAATCTGGCAATAGTGAAAAAATATTCACTGGGATTTTGTATGATAGGGCTGTTACGAATTTCATTAAATATTAATTTTACAGCTTGTTTGTCACCTATAGTATCATTATTCACAATGTTGATATCAAGATATTGATGAACAGGTTGTGTGCTATTTAAATTTCCTAAATAAGACATATATATAATATAGAATAGAAAAAAGATTAAGATTTTTTATATTTTATTATAAATCTATATTTTTAGATATTGAAATATAGAATTTTACAAGATTTAATTACGCTAAAAACGGGATTTTTACAATTAAATATCTTTTAGATGAAAAATAGATGTTTAATTGTAAATAATATGTAAATAAATAGTAATAATATCGATATTATTACTAAATCTTTAATTGTAAATATCATTTTAGGTGTTTAATATTAAAAATCTTGTAAATATCTGCCCGTAAAGTTGGATTTTATTAATAATTTATTAATAAAATTAAATAGTAACACTAATAGTTTCTTTTGTTTCGATTCTTGTTAATTGATGAATAGGAATATGATAATATAATTTTGGTTTATCTACAAAGTCGCATCTCTTATGTCTTAAGAATTGTTTGCATTCAAATTTTTCAAATAAATCTTTATTATAAATTATATAATATAATCCATCTGTGAAATTAAATAAGAATACCAAGTTGTCAGCTATTACTTTTCCTTTTTCAATTAATGTAGTTGGATAATCGCTATATTTATTATTACGACTTTTTAATTCATAATAATATTCATCATCCTTAAAATCATATCTTTCAAATCTACTTTCTGATTTAACTATATTACGATTGAACTTCTTTCTGATGATACTTAATACCTCATCTTCTTTTTGTTTTCCAAATGTGTAATCATTTTTAAAACTCATTTTATTATATATATAATTTAGATAAAATAATTTAGATATTTAAAATTAATAATCTAAATATTTTTTTATATTTTTATATTATATATATTATGGACAAATATTTTGAAGAGTTTTTTAAACTTTTGAAAGAACACCCTCTTTTAGCTTATAACCATTTAGAGGTTAATAAGTTGCCTAAGTCTGAAAGCAGTAAATCCACAGTTAATTCTGATCATTGTGTAATAGCTGTAAAAGATAATTATGACCTTTTAATTTATGATAGATTTATTATACCTAATAGAAATAAAAATAAAACAAAAAAATTTTAATCTAAAGTATAATATATAAATGTCTTTCAATCTTAATACAAAGATTAATAATTTACAATTTCAAGTTAATTCTATTTTAGCTGGTTCTGTTTCTAATCCTTTATCAACTAATTTAAATGCTAATAATAAACAAATTAATAATGTTAATACCTTAAGTAGTGTATCAGGTTCTCCTTTAAGTATTACAGCAGGAGCTTCAACTATTAATTGTGCCAGTGCCGTTAATATGGTTGATACTTTAACTATTAATAATAATACTATTCATAACGGTTTAGTTGTTAAAGATTCTGCAGGAGATACTTCTTGCTTTGTTGTAGATCAATCTGGTAATGTTGGTGTTAAAGTTGATCCAGCTGGAACATTAACTTCTGATTTTACTGTTAATGGAAATGCTTCTATTTTAGGTGGTTTAACTATTTCAGGTGCCGTTACTGGAACAGGTATTGTTTCAAATGTTTCAGCTGGTGCTGGTTTAACTAAAACTGGAACTTCTTCTAATCCAACTTTATCTATTACACCAGTTGGAACTGCTGGAACTTATGCTTATCCTTCTTCTGTTGTTACAAATGATAAAGGTCAAATATCTTCTATTACTGCTGGAACTGCTCCAGTTGCTTCTGTTACTGCTGGAACAGGTATAGGAATTACTGGAACTTCAACTGCTCCAGTTATTAATAATAGTGGCTTATTAGGTTTAACATCTTCAAATGCTGGAACTAATATCACTATTTCAGGAACACCAACTGCCCCAATTATTAGTTCTTCAGGATTAGCTGGAACAAATACCACAAATCCTGTTGTTTGGCTTACTGGAAATTCTGTAACATCAAGTTTAGGTGTTGGCGTTCCAGTTCCAGGGACAACTGTAAGCGTAAATGCTGGAGAATATTGGCTTGTATCAATTGTAGCTTCAGTTATTTCAACTGTAAATAGTTCATCAGATAGTATGGGATTTTATATGCAGTTTAATGGAGGTGGTCAAATATGGACTCTTTTCGAGGCTGTAGAAAGCACAACAGCATCTTATCAAGCTACAACATCTATATTAAAAATACCAGCTGGTAAAACATCAATGACATTATATTGTGCTGGTGGTTTATATGGTTCTGCTGGTAATATAAATGGTAATGTTGAAAGTTTAATTTATTCTAAAATGAATTTTGCATAATTTTTTTAATTAATTAATTATTAAATAAAAAAATCTAAACCAATATATATAATAAATGTCTTTCAATCTAAATACAAAAATTAATAATTTACAGTTTCAAGTTAATTCTATTCTTGCTGGCTCTGTTTCTAATCCTTTATCAGGTAATTTAAATGCTAATAATAAACAAATTACTAATATTAATACTTTAGGCTCTGTTTCTGGTTCTCCTTTAAATATAAGTGCTGGAGCTTCAACTATTAATTGTGCTTCTGCCGTTAATATGGTCGATACTTTAACTATTAATAATAATACTGTTCATAATGGTTTAGTCGTTAAAGATTCTGCTGGTGATACTTCTTGCTTTGTTGTAGATCAATCTGGTAATGTTGGAGTAAAAGTTGATCCAGCTGGAACATTAACCTCTGATTTTACTGTTAATGGAAATACATCTATTTTAGGTAGTTTAAATATTTCTGGTGCTGTTACTGGAACTGGAATAGTAAGTAATATTAGTGCTGGTGCTGGTTTAACTAAAACTGGAACTTCTTCTAATCCTACTCTTTCTATTACTTCTGTTGGAACTGCTGGAACTTATGCTTATCCTTCTTCTGTAACTACTAATGCTCAAGGTCAAATTACAGCTATTACAGCTGGTTCTGGTCAAACTGGTTTAATTAAATTAGGTGGTTTTTATGTAGCATCAAATCAACAATTTCCTATTCCCCCAGGTGGTGCTGATAATATTGTAGGTCAATTTTCTACTCAAATTCAAAATGATATTAATAATGGTGTTCCTGCTCATCCTAATGGTGTATGGATTATTGATTTCTCTGCTTATACTGTAATTTGGGATAAACCTTATGATACTTTAAATAATGATAATATTTCTTTTGCTTGGGATGATGGTGTTGTTGTTCTACCATTAAATAACTTAAATCCACCTTTACAAGGTATATTTACTCAAGCACCAGTTCCATTTTATCCACCAAATATGTATAAATGTGGTTCAATTGGTCAAATATATATGAATCCAAATCAATTAAAAACTTATGGATTAAATGGTGCTACTACAACCTTAAGAATTATTAATAATTCTACAACTGCTACATTAAGAGGTGGAACATTTCCATATATGGT